GCCGCCCTGGCGATTTACTGTCAAACGTGGGGGCGCCTTGTCATGACAGAGAAAGCACTTGCCGCCAAGCAGAAGCAGGCGAAAGAAAGTGGACTTGACGAAGTAGAGGCAGTATTCACTCATCAAACCCCTACCGGATTTGTGCGAGAATCTGCCTTGTTCCGTGTCATCGGAAAGCTCCAGCAGGACTGTGACAGGTACCTGGCCAGCTTCGGCATGTCTCCATCATCTCGGTCGCGTGTCAAGGCGTCTGTAAAGCGTCATGGCGATCCATTAGAAGAAGCACAAAGAGAAGCGTGGAACAACCTGTAGCCCAGCCATTTGCCGACATCTCGACGCAGTACGCGCGTGATGTCGTCGAAGGGCGAATCCCGGCCTGCAAATGGCATCGCCTCGCCTGTCAGCGTCACCTGTCCGACCTGTCGCGCGCCGCGCTTGACCCCGCCTGGCCCTATCGTTTCAACCCTCAGCAGACCGATTCGGCGGGCAAGGCGTACCACCCTGCCGAGCGCATCTGCCGTTTCGCCGAACTCATGCCCCACATCAAGGGCGACTGGGCCGCGCGGCGGCAGCTCATCAAGCTCGAGCAGTGGCAAATCTTCATCCTCTGCAGCATCTTCGGATGGGTAAATCGAGATACAGGGAAGAGGAGATTCCGTGTCGCCGACATGTTCATTCCTCGAAAAAACGCCAAGAGCACGCTGGCAGCCGTGATTGGCCTCTACATGCTGGCGGTAGACGGCGAATTTGGCTCCGAAATCTACTCAGGAGCCACGACACAAGATCAAGCCATGGAAGTATTCCGGCCAGCTCTGCTGATGGCGCGCGCCACGCCCCGTTACCTGCAGGCTTACGGAGTCACCGTCAATGCCAGCAATATCTCGGTCGTATCCACCAATAGCAAGTTCGAACCCGTGATCGGCAATCCTGGCGACGGCGCTAGTCCATCATGCGCGCTCATCGACGAATTCCACGAGCACAAAACCTCAGCGCTCTACGACACCATGCAGACCGGCATGGGAGCCCGCTCGCAACCGCTAATCGTCGTCATCACAACGGCTGGATCTGACCTCTCGTGTCCGTGCTACCTGCACCAGGTCGAGCTACAGAAAATCCTCGAATCGATCGTCGAAAATGACCAGCGTTTCGGCATCATCTTCGGAGTTGATGACGGGGACGATTGGACGTCCGAAGATTCCCTGCGCAAGGCAAACCCAAACTATGGCGTATCGATCGACGGAGACTTCCTCAAGATGCAGCAGCGCGACGCCATCTCCGACCCGCGCAAGCAGAACACATTCAAGACAAAACACCTCAACACATGGGTCGCCGCCGCATCTCCGTGGCTCAACCTGCACGCCCTGCAGCAGGCTGGAGACCCCGCCATTACGCTCGAATCGATGCGCGGTAAGCCATGCGTCATCGGTCTCGACCTGGCCAGCAAAGTCGACATCGCTTCGGCGATCTGGCTATTTTCGGAAGAAAGAGACGGAGAAGAACACTACACCGCCATCTCCCGCAACTACCTGCCTCAGACAGCCGTCGACAAGCCGGAGAACTCCCACTACCATGCATGGGTTTCCGGAGGCCATATCACACCGACGCCTGGCAACATGATCTCATTGAGACAAATTCAGGATGATGTAATCGACAGCTCAGAAACCGTCTTGATCCGCGAAATTTCGCTTGACGCATGGGGTTCCCGCGAAATCGCCCCGAATCTTCAAGAGGAGGGATTTGAAGTCGTCGACATTCCCATGCAGACGCGCCATCTCTCGGAACCAATGAAAAAAATCGCCGCGCTCATCGATGCCGGACGATTTCATCACGACGGAAATCCCGCCTACGTCTGGATGCTCTCAAACGTAGAAGTCTGGAGCGATCGGAACGAGAACATCTTCCCCCGCAAACTGCGCTCACAGAACAAGATCGATGCCGCCGTCGCCACAATCGTCGCAATGTCCAGAGCCATGGTGCCCAGCGAAGAAAAATCTCCTTGCCTTGAGCTTGTCGTACTATGAGCGCCGCCCCCACCTGGTACAACGCTGAGCGCGTTGCCATCCCCGGATCGGTGATCCTCACCGCCTGGAAGGCCCAGCGGGAAGCCGCTCGGAAGCTCAGCAACGCCACCACCTACACCACCAGCTCTGGCGGAAGAGATAGTCAGCTTTACGAATGGCTGACCGGCTCCGGGTCCCTGTCCACAGCCGGACCTGCCGTCAATGAAAGGACCGCGCTGGCCATCTGCGCGGTTTACGCATGTATCGGTCTGATCGGCGGAGCCATCTCCAGCCTGCCGCTGCCCATTTACCGGCGAGGAGGAGATTCTCGCCAGCGCGTCGACCACCCGTTGTCCGACCTCCTCAACGTCGAGCCGACCCCCGCCTGCAGCGCCGCCGTCTGGCGAGAATACCTGATCTGGGCCTTGCTGCTGCACGGTGACGGATTCGCCAGGATTCACCGCAAGGGAGGTCGTCGGAGCCTGCTGCCAGATGTAGTCCGGCTTGAGCCCCTACACCCTTTAGACGTTTCAGTCTCGATAAATGGCGACCGTCTTGCCTATCAACTGATCGATTCAGCCGTCGACGGACGCATGATCACGCTCGATCAGGACGACATGCTGCATGTTCCTGGGCTCGGATTCGACGGCTGCCGCGGCGCATCTCCACTGCGGCACGCCGCTCGCAACAGCATGGGATTATCACTGGCTGCTGACGAGTATTCCGCGCGCTTTTTCAGTAATGGCGCCCGGCCGGATTTCGTGATCACCACGCCTGGCAGAATGGACGCTGCCGCGCAGGCACTGTTCCGGGAATCCTGGATGGCCAGGTACGCCGGCCTTGGAAACGCCCACATTCCGGCCATTCTAACCGGCGGCGGAGAAGTCAAAGCGTTGTCACTCAATCCAGAGGATGCTCAGCTCATCGAGACTCGCAATTATCAGGCCGCTGACATCGCCCGCTTCTACGGAGTCCCGCCCCACATGATCGGCCTCACCGACAAGGCCACGAGCTGGGGCAGCGGCATCGAACAGCAAGGCATCGGATTTGTCAAATACACCCTCAGTCGTCACCTGGTCAAGATCGAGCAGGAGATCAATCGAAAGCTCCTGCGCGACGGAATCCATTTCGCAGAATTCACCACCGCCGGCCTCGAACGGGGAGATTACAAAGCGCGGAATGAAGGCTACCGCATCGCTCTCGGGCGTGCAGGGGAACCCGGATGGATGACCCCGAATGAGGTACGCCGCCTCGAAAATCTCCCACCTTTGCCGGACGGAGACACCCGCGCCACGGGCGAATCCCAATCCGTTTAAAAGACATGAAGCCAGGAACCCGCATGAAGACGAAAAGCCCCCTCAACAAACTTCTTGTTGACAATCGAGGAAAAGGTCTGTTTCGTGTTGAGAATGTCTCTCTGGATGAAGCCACCGTCTATCTCTACGACATCATCGTGTCAGACAGCTTTTTTGGTGGCGTCTCCGCCATCGACTTTGCCAGGGAGATGACGGCTATCAACGCAGGGACCATCCATCTGCGCATTAATTCTCCGGGTGGAGAAGTCTTTGCCGCCCAGGCAATGTCCCAGATTATCCGCGAGCATGATGCGCACATCATCGCCCACATCGATGGACACGCAGCCAGCTCCGCCTCGTGGGTCGCCCTGTCCGCCGACGAAGTCGTCATCGCACCGGGCGGCATGATAATGATTCACAACGCGCAGACTATTGCCTATGGCGATTCCCGTGATCTCAACGAGACCGCTTCTCTGCTCGAAAAAGTCGACGGCATCCTGATCGCCACCTATGCCGAAGCCACCGGACAGGACACCCAGCAGATCGCCGACTGGATGGATGCCGAAACCTGGTTTTCGGCGGAAGAAGCACTGCTGTACAAGTTTGCCGATCGGATCGCCAGGAATGATGATGTCGCCCTCGAGAACGCCATCCAGTGGAATCTCACAGCCTGGTCAAAAGCGCCATCAAAATCGCCAGCAAACCAAGATGGAAACAGAAACGATCCGGTCTCAACCCTCGATCACCTCCGCCGGCGATTACGCCTGGCAGAGAAACAGACGGCCTAGACGCTCCCGCGTCTGCTGATCAACCGTCAGAGTGCGGTTTTTTTACATCCTCTATTTAGGAGAGAGAACACCATGAAATCCATTCAAGCCCTGCGGGAGCGCCGTTCCGCGATCGCACAATCCATTCACAAACTGCTCGACGACAACCCGGGCGACAAGTGGACCCCATCCCTGCAGGAAAAATACGACCAGGGAATGTCAGAAATCGAAAACATCTCCGCCGAAGCCACGCGCGTCCAAAATGTTCTCGACCTCATCTCCGAGAACTTCGAGAATGACGCGGCGAGTACCGTCGTCGA